CGTCGCTCGGCGTCTCGCGATGCCTCCCGCGATCACGTCCGGGACGCCGCTCGAGCTCGCCGAAATAGCCTGGATCGCGGAGGGCATCTCGCGCGAGTCGGCGCTCTCGATCCCGTCCTGCCTTGCCTGCCGGAATCTCGTCGTCGGGACGGCGACGCAAATCTCGCTCTACCGTTACCGCGGCGGCGAGCGGCTCGATCCCGGCTGGCTCCTGACGAAACCGGACCCCTCGACGACGTGGCCGGCGACGCTCGGGTTCACGATCGACGATCTTGCGTTCAATGGGCGCGCCTATTGGCGCGTCCTCGAGCGCGACCCGGAGGGCTATCCGCGGCGCGCGCGCTGGACGCCGTTTGTCGACGTGACCCCGGAGGTCCGCTCGACCGGCGGCTCCTGGCAAACCCTGACCGGCTACCGGGTCGCCGGCGTCGACGGCGTCCTCGCGGTCGACGAGCTTATTCGGTTCGACTCGGCGCTCCCTCCGATTCTGACGGTCGGAGCTCGGACGCTCGCCGGCGCGATCGAGCTCGAGGCCGCGGCGCGCCGGCTCTCGAGTGTCGAGCTCCCGGCCGGCACCCTGACGAATGAGGGCTCGGAGCTCTCCGAGGACGAGGCAAAGGAAATCGTGGCGAAGTTTCAGGAGTCGCGCCGCGATAACGGCGTCGCCTGGCTGCAGGGCGTGACCTACTCGCGGGAGGCGATCTCGCCGGCCGACTTGCAACTCGTCGAGGCAAGGGCGAACGTCGCGACCGACGTCGCGCGGCTCTGGAATGTCCCGGTCGCGATGATCGGCGCCTCGCCGTCGGGCAACTCGAGCGCGATGCTCTACTCGAACCTCCCGCAGCAGCGCGCGTTGCTCGTCTCGAGCGCGGTCGCGCCGATCCTCCGCACGATCGAGGAGACGCTCTCGGACGTGACGCCGGCGCCGCAGTCGGTCGCGTTCGACGTGCAGACGTGGTTGCGCTCCGACCCGGAGGCCGCGGCCGACTACGCGATCCGGCTATTCGAGGCCGGGCTGATTACGCAAGAGGAGGCGCGCGCATATCTCGGCGTCCCGTCGCCGACGTCTCCGGACCTCACTCCCGGAAAGGTGTAGAGCCATGCTGAGATTCGAGATGGACGTCCTCGCGGCCGACCTCCTCAAACGGACGATCGAGGGCATTGTCGTTCCCTACGGCGAGCCGGGCATTATCGCCGGCCGCGCCTACCGATTCGGGCCCGGCTCCGTGCGTCTCGCTCGAGCTCGGACGCCGCTCCTGCTTGACCATGATCGCGGCCGGCCGGTCGGCGTGCTCGCCGAGCTCCGCGACGAGCCGGGCGGCGCGTTCGCCTCGTTCCGGATCGACTCGACGCCGGCCGGCGACGAGGCCTTGACGCAGGCCGCGTCGGGCTCGCGCGGCGCGTTCTCGATCGGCGCCGAGCTCGACTCGCCTCCGGTCGCGGGCACGGACGGGATCGTCGACGTCGAGGGCGCCTCGATCCATGAGGTTTCCTTGCTCGCGTTGGGCGCGTTCGCCTCGGCCGGCGTGACCCGCGTCGCGGCCGAGCTCGAGGAAACCGAGGGCGCCGACGACGACGACGAGGAGGACGAGGAGCTCGAGGAGAGCTCCGACGACGACGAGGCCGGCGAGGGCGCCGGCGACGACGAATCCGAAACGGAGGACGAAACGATGGAAGCATCGAACGCGGCGCCCGTGATCCTCGCGACGCGCCATCCCGCGACGCGGGAGCTCAATGCCGGCGAGTTTGTCTCGCTCTCGATCCGCGCGCAGCACGGCGAGCGCGACGCGATCCGGCTCCTCGAGGCCGCATTGGTCGAGTCGATTTCGACCGACCTAACCGGGCTCCTCCCGCCGCAGTACGAGCGGACCGTGATCGGCGCGCGTGAAGTCGACCGGCCGCTCTACACCGCGTTCCGCGGCCGCGCGATCCCGGCCGTCGGGCTGCAGGTAATCAAGCCGAAGTGGGATACCCATACGGCCGGCGCCGAGGCTGCGTCGGTCGACGCCGATGCGACCTCGAGCAAAGTCTCGCTCTCGACGCAGTCGGCGACGGTCGTCCGGTGGGATTGGGCCGGCGCGATCCCGTGGACTGTCGTCCAGCGCTCCGACCCCTCCGTGATCGACGAGATTTACGCCGACGCCGTCCAGGGGTTCTACTTGTGGGTCGAGGGCAAGATCGGGGGCGAGCTCCTCGCCGCGTCGGCCGGCGTCGCGACCTCGATCGGCGCCGCGATCGCGGAGTTTTACGTCGCGACCGGCAACAGTCGCACGGCCGAGGTTATCGTGATGGCCCCGGATGTTTGGGGGAAGTTCGCCGACGCGAGTCAACTCTCGAGCTCGATCATTCAAGGGCCGGCGTCGGGCGCCGGCGGGCTCAGTATGTCGCTCGCCGGGCTCCCGGTCGTCGTCTCCGGGACGGTCACGGCCGGCTCTACCGTGCTCGCGACGCGGCGCGCGCTCGACGCTCGCGTAACCGAGCCGGTCCGGCTGACGGCGAACGCGATCGGCGCCCTGAACGTCGAGCTCGCCGTCGTCGGCGAGGGACTGTTCGATACCGATTACCCGGCCGAGCTCCTCAAGTTCGCCGCGATCGTCCCGGCGATCGCCGGCGCGATGGGCGCGCGGAGCGCGAAGTAAGTGCCGGTCGACTGGCTGACCGTCGAGGACGTCGCCGGGTATCTGGACCTACCCGGCGACCCCTCGACCGACGATAACCTCGTCGCCTCGACCGCGGCCGCGCGCGCCGCGGTCGAGCGCCGGCGCTCCGACCTGCATCTCGTCGACGATGCGACGGTCGCGCCGGCCGACGTGCACACGGGCGCGATGATTTGGGCCGCGCTCATCTATCAGACCCGCAACTCGCCGTCCGGGTTCGCCGGCTACGGCGACGAGACGATGGTCTATGACTCCCTCGGCGCCCGCCGCGCCGAGGTAATGCGCCTCGTCGGATGGCGCCGGCCGGTGGTCGCGTGAACGCGACCCTAACCTCCGCGGCGGGCCGCGCGCGGGCGCGGCTCCTCGCCGAGCTCGAGGCCGCGGGTATCGAGGCGACCACGGACGCCGGCGCCTTTTATCCGCAGCCGGTCGGCGTCCTCGTCGGGCTCCCGACCTACACCGGCCGCGGGCAAGCGTCGAGGAGCTTCGAGGTTCCGGTCTATGTCGTCTCCGGTGACCCGCTTAACTCGGAGCTCGCCGTCGACCGGCTCTACGCATTGGCCGACGACGTCGCGCTCGCCTGCCGGGCCGACCGCTATCGGCCGACGTCCTGGCGCGGGAGCTCGAATGCCGAGCCGCTCCCCTCGATCGACGTCGTCGCCGTTCTAACCGTCCCTGACTCAGAGGAGGCCTAGCCGTTATGAGCTCCACGTTTGCCGATACTCGCCTCGGGCCCGGCACCCTGCTACTTGGGACGGCCGAGTACGGGCAGCAGCTAACGAATGTCGTCCTGACTCCGTCGCTCGACTCGACCGACGGGACGCCGACGCTCGCCGACCCGGACCCGCTCCCGGAGCAGAAGGAAACGTGGGCGCTCGAGGGCTCCGCGATCCAAGACTTCGAGCTCGTCACCGGGTTTGTCAACTACTGCTTTGACAACTCCGGGACGAAAGTCGCGTTTACGTGGACGCCGAACACGGCCGCTGACGTCGTTTTCGCCGGGAGCGTGCTCCTCTCGGCCGTCCCGATCGGAGGCGACGCCGGCGTCCAGATCACCGCGGATTTCTCGTTCCCGGTCGACGGGAAACCGACCCGGACCGATCCCGCCGCGCTCGCCGCGAGCTCGAAAGCCGCGAAGGGCTAGCCCGTGTTTCGGATCACCGGGACGGTCGAGCTCAAATCGGGCGAGGTTCAGCATTGGACGGTCGGGACCGCGGCGATGGCGGAGTGGGAGCGTTGGGCGCATCGGCATAGCCTCTCGACCGACCCGCAACAGTCGCGCTTTCTCTGGATGCACGTCCTCGCCTATTTCGGGCTGACCGGGGGCCTCGAGGGGTTCGACGCCTGGCTCCCGACCGTCGTCGGCGCCGAGGTTGATACCGAGGGCGAGGCCGCGGCCTCGGCGAGTGTCGTCCCTCCTACCCTAAGGGCAGCGTCCGACGGATGATTGCCGAGCTCGCGATCGCGTTGCGCTGCAGCATCCCGGAGCTCCTCGAGCTCGACGACCGCGACCTCGCGACCCTCGTCGACGTGCTCGCGAAACGGCGATGAGCTCGTTTACCGTCGATATGCAAGGGATGAACGAGACGCAGCGCGCGATCGACGAGATGACGAAAACGCTGCAGCATCCGAGCGCGGGCGCGTTGCGCGCGACGTCGGAGGGACTGACCGGCGAGCTCGTCGGCGAGCTCGTCGCCGCGGCCGGCTCCTCCGGTGTCCCGGTCGCGCCGCGCGTGGCGCGCTCGATCAAACCGGGCTCGCGCGGCTCCTGGCCCGGCGTCTCGATCGGAGGCGGGATGCCCGTCGGACGTAACGGCGCGATCGCGGCGAAGCTCCTCTGGGGCTCCGAGCACGGAGGGCAATCCGACCCGAACCATTTCGCCGTCGGGCCGAGCTCGGGCTATTGGATCGCGCCGACCGTGAAACGGTTCAAGGACGGGCCGGCTATGCGCGCGTTCACCAAAGCAGTCGACGCGCTCGCCGCGCGAGTGGGGCTCTCCTAGATGGCCGGGCCCGGCGACATCCTCATCACGATTGGCGCGAAAACCGCGGAGGCAGTCGGCGAGCTCGGACACCTCGACCGCGCGCTCGAGAAAACCGCGACGACCGGCGACAAAATCAAATCCGGGCTCGCGAAAGCCGCGTTGCCGGCCGCGGCCGCGCTCACCGGGCTCACGGCCGCGGCCGTCTCCGCGGGCAAAGCCGCGATGGAGGACGCCGCGCTTTATGCGCATTTCGAGACGGCGCTCGGGAACACGACCAACGCGACGCAAGCGCAAATCAAGGCAACCGAGGAATACATCGGGAAAACCGAGCAGGCGACCGGCGTCGCCGACGATCAACTCGTCCCCGCGTTCGAGGCCTTGGCGCGCGCGACCGGCGACACAACCGAGGCGCAAGGGCTAATGAATCAAGTGCTCGATATCTCCGCGGCGACCGGGAAGGACGTCGAAACGGTCGCCAACGCGGTCGCGAAAGCGCACGAAGGGCAGACGATGGCCTTGGCGAAGCTCGCGCCGGGACTGTCGGAGGCCGCGCGCAAGTCGAAAGATTTCGACGTGATTATGGGCGAGCTCGCCGACACAACCGGCGGGGCGATGGCGAACGCGGCGAACACGGCGCAAGGGCAGATGGCCCGCTTGAAGATCGCGACCGGGAACCTCAACGAGCAAATGGGCTACATCCTCCTGCCGATCCTGCAGAAGCTTTTGCCGATGCTGACGCAGATGGCGATTTTCGCGCAGCAAAACTCGACCGTGATCGCGGCGCTCGCCGGCGTGATCGCCGTCCTGAGCGCCGGGATCCTCGCCGCGAATGTCGCGATCAAGGCCTATCAAGCGCTGCAAATCGCGGTGAAGGTCGCGACCGCGGCCTGGACCGCGGCGCAATGGCTCCTCAATGCGGCCTTGACGGCGAATCCGATCGGGCTCGTCGTCGCCGCGATCGCCGCGCTCGCCGCGGGCCTCGTCATTGCCTACAAAAAGTCGGAGACGTTCCGGGATATCGTGCAGGCCGCATTGCGGGGCGTGCAGGCCGCGGCCGACGCGCTCGCGCAAGGGTTCCGGGCCCTATGGGATATGGCCAAGTCCGCGTTCGATTGGATCGTCGCGCATTGGCAAGTCGCCCTGTTTGCGTTCGGGCCGATCGGCGCCGCAATCGCGCTCATCGCAATGAACTGGGACAAAGTCGCGGCCGCGGCGAAAGCGGCCGGCGATCTAATGATGAGCGTCCTCAACTCCGTGACCGGCGCCATAAACGCGGCCGTCGGCGCCGTCGAGGGACTGATATCCGCGCTCGGCCGCATTCACGTCCCGGATATCCACTTGCCGCATATACCCGGCGTGAGTATGGCCGGCGTCCCGGTCGCGACGTCGAGCTCGGCGAGCTCGCGCTCGAGCTCGAACCTCGCCGGCGTGACCGTGAACGTGTACGGCGCGATCGACCCGGAGGGCACGGCGCGCGCCATCCGGCGCATCCTCGCCGGCTCGAACCTCCGGATGGGCAGGCTCGCGTGACCTACTCGAAACAATCATGGGTCGACGGGCAAACCCCGGTCGACGCCGAACACATGAACCACATCGAGGACGGGATCGCTAGCGCCATTCCTGGCGCACGTTATCGCGGCCTCTGTACCGGTGCTGGTGTCATAACTGCGGGCACCGGATTCAACTGTACGCGCACGGCCGTCGGCGACTATTACATCGGCCTTACCGCCGGCGCGATCAGCAATGCTGTCGCTTTTGTGACGTGTAATACAGCAGGGATCATTTGTAGCGCGTGGCAGGTCGACACCACCACAATCGTTTGTTGGCTCCGTGACCCCGCCGGCGCCGGTGTTGATCTTTCCTTCGGATTTGTGGTATTCGACGTCGACGCCGCCGCGGCGACGAAGCCGGCGCCGTGACGAGCTCGCCGACGATTGTCGGGACGTTCCTGGCCGGCGAGCGCACGGTCGGCACGTATCAGGACGCTTGGATTGCGTGGCTTTCGATCGACGGGCAGGACGTGCCGCTCGGCGAGATTCTCGCCGACGTCTCGATCCGGGTCGGTCGCGACGACGTCGCCGGCTCGCCGCAACCGAGCTCGGCCGCGATCGCGTTGCATCCCGTCGACCGCGCGTTTACGCGCGGGTTCACGATCGGCGTCGAGCTCGCCGTCGTCGCTCGATCGCCGGCCGGCAGCAATCGGCAGATATTCCGGGGCAAGCTCACGGACGCCGAGCTCGACGGCGACCTGCTAAAGCTCGTCGCGACCGGCTCGCTCGCCGCCGCCAACAGGGTGCAACTCGACATAACCGGATGGCCCGCGGAGGCGTGGTCGGCGAGGGCGGCGCGGCTCCTCGACACGTCCGGGTGGTGGTACACAATCGAAACCGATCCCGCGTTCGACCCGATCCTCGAGCCGCCGCAAAACCTCGACACGGGACTAGTCCTGTTCGAGACGTACGCGGCGAGCCTTGTCGACGCGGTCGGCGCGGCGATGTTCGATACCGAGGACGGGCATATCGTCCTGCAGGCGATCGGCGCCCGCGCGAGCCGCGATCACCGCGTCCACGTCCTCGACCCGGCAAAGGTGGCGTGGGCGCCGGCGTGGCTGCAGCAAATGAACGTCGCCAATATCGTCGGCGTCCAGTACGGGCCCGACGACGCGACCGTGACCGTCGTCGAGAGCGATCAAGCCTCGACCGGCCTTTACGGCCGTTTGGCGACCGAGATACAGTCGACCCGAATCCGCGCCGCGGCCGACGCGTCGCAGCGCGCCCGGATCGCGCTGGCCCGCGGCGCCTATCCTCGTTGGGGGATGCGGGAGCTCGAGCTCCTCGAGCCGCTCCTCGATATCGCGATCGGCGACCGCGTCCAGATCACCGAGCTCCCGGACGCGTCCCCCTCGAGCCAATGGACGCCGGTCGTCGAGGGATGGGTCCATACGATCGACGGTAACTCCTGGCGCCAAACCCTGACCCTCTCCGACCCGGTCGCCTCCGGGCTCGCGCTCGTCTGGGACGACGTCGCCTCCGACGTCCTCTGGAGCACGGTCCCGCCGCTCGAATGGCGCGACGCCGACGAGCACGGCGACCTCTACCCATAGGAGGCAACCGTTGCCTAGTTCGACTCCCGTCTACGCGCTCCCCTACCCGCTCCCCACCGACCAGGTCTCCGAGGGCGCCAACGACATAAAGGCTCTCGCCGACCGGCTCGAGGCCGTGCTCGGGACGACGGTCGCCGCGATCCCGCCCGGCGCTATCGATGGGCAGCGGCTCGCGCTCGAGGTTCACGGGGGCACGGTCGGCGACCCGTCCGTATGGTCGTTTGTATTCAAGAGTGGTTACTGGCTGTTCACGGGCGGCGCGGCCGTGATTGTCCGGGACGACGCGACCATCCTCACGCCGGGCGCTTACACGGCGATGGGGCCGAACATCGCCCTACCTGCGCTCGGCATCTATGACCTCGCCTACGGTTGCCGGTTTAGCGATCAGGCCGCAGGCTGGATGGCGCCGCATTGTGGCGCGAGCGGCTGGGACCCTCAAGACGCGGTCGCGTATGCGGCGACGGCGCATACCGGCTACGGGGGCGGCGAGCCCCTGGCCGCGGCGGCCTCGAATGGTTGTTACACGGGATGGATTAGCGGGACGCTCTACTCGGCATACCGGGGCGGCGCGAACGCGTCCTATCGCTGGCTGCGCGTCCTCCCGCTGACCCTCGCCGCGGCCGGGATGACGCTCGACGACGTCCTCGACGACGCGGCGCCGAAGCCCGTCCCGGGACCGGAGCCGAAAGCGTGATTTGGGTCGCGCTCGTCCTCGCGGTCGGCGCCGACGTCGCCGGCGTCCTCGCGCTCCTCGTCGCGCGCGGCGTCGAGCTCGAGCTCCGCGACTTCGCCGAGCGGCTCGACTTGCTCGAGCGGCGCCGGCGATCGTGATAGCCTCGGCGCCGGCTGCGGGGCGAGGAGGAGACGGCGTGCCGGAGGGTCCCCCCGCAATGAGGCGCCCGACGCGCGCCGAGCTCGAGCGCCGGCTCCTAGAGGAGCTCCGTCGCGTCCTCCGCGACCGCGTCGCGAAACGAAACCGCGACGCGGTCGACGGCCGGGCTGCGGAGGCGCGTCGGCGACTTCGCGACGATCTCGCGCTCGCCGACCCGCGAAACGCGGATATAGCGGCCGAGCCGGAGCGTCTTAACTTGCCTCCGTCCGTCGGTGGTTGTAGCTTCCGGCCTGTCCATTCGTGTTCTCCTCTTCTGTCCGGGGGGCGATTTGTCCAAACACAGAATAGCAACGCTACAAAGGGTTCCCGTGTTCCCGGTGCTCGAGGGCGGGCGCCGCTCCTGGCCGGCTACTCGAGCGATGATCGTCGGGACGCTCCTCGGCGCGCTCCTCTGGCTCGCGCTCCTCGTCCTAGCGTGGTTTCTTATGGCGCTCGTCGGACTCGAGCGGCCGGCGCTCGGAGCTCGAGCTCGGCTCGCGCCGTCGACGGTCGCGTATTGGCGCGCGATCGCGCAATGCGAAACCGGCTCGACGTGGAGCGGGCTCGGCTCGACCTATCAGGGCGGGCTCGGGATTTATTGGTCGACGTGGGATTGGTGGGCGCGCGAGCTCGGGCTCGAGCGCCGTTACCCTGACGCCGGCGACGCGCCGGCGCTCGTCCAAATCCGCGTCGCCGACTACGGCT